ACAAGACGAAAAGGAAAGTTTTTGGCAAGAAGCCCCTTACAGAACTAACGGAGATGTAGTTGAAGAAATCAAAACAGCGTTGAAGTATTTCATTGAAACTTGGCAGAGATAGACTACAGAACACCCAACAACCAACTAAGAAAATGAACAGACCAGACGTAACAAGACAGATTTTATCATGGCTAATTGCATCCCTTCTAATGCTAGGGGTGTTCATGGCTTGCAACGCTCAATGTATTACAGATATCGTTCCGTTTCCGCAGGCAATGTATAGTCAATGCTTTGAAGACTCGCTACAGGTGACTGATTTATACGACGTTGATTGTCCAGCATGGTACAATGGAGGGTGCTATGTATACGAGTTCTACAGCAACGGAATTGATGCAGTGATATTCGTTATCGATTCAGAACTCGAATACTACTCCTGTCCTGACTGCGAAGTATGGGCGCACGCATTTATAACAGATGGTTGCCAAGGCGAAATGCTTTGGGGTACAACAGGCTCTTGCCCTACTAGCCCTTTGGTTTATGTAATAGGAGACAGTTCACCAAGTCAAGATTGGACGCTAGGAATCCAATTACCTGAAGGAATCTTCTACTTCCATATTGGAAACGTAGGGGCGGGAGTAGTTCAACACGAAGTACATGGCTGTTATGAACTTATGATAGGCACGTTCGGGCTTTTGGACTTAGGAATACCACGATACACGCGCGAAAATGGAGTGACCATAAGCGGGTTTGATACACTTGGAAGGCGCGTGCGATGAAAGAAAAAAACATACAAACTCAAATAATGTTTGCGCTTTCGAAACTTAATGTTCGCATTTTCCGTAACAACGTAGGGCAAGCATGGGCGGGAAAGTCGTATGCCACCAAAGACGGCAAGAGGGTAATTGAGAACGCTTACCCTGTGAAATTTGGGCTTTGTGTTGGTAGTAGCGACCTCATCGGTTGGAAGACCATGACCGTAACGCCCGAAATGGTAGGAACGAAGATAGCGGTGTTCTGCGCGGTTGAGGTGAAGACAGCAACGGGGCGGGCAAGTAAAGAGCAAAAGAATTTTATTGATAAACTAACCAACGACGGCGGCTTTGCTGGAATAGCAAGAGATGCGGACGAAGCGGCGGCGGTTGTAACAAACAGACCATGAAAATACTGATAACGTGCGCCGTATGGAAGCGGCCTGAAATCTTCCAAATAATGACTACAGGGCTTCAGCGTATGCGCGGGCTGATGGATAGCCTAGGTATTGAAACGCAAGTGCTTTTTATTCTCGACCCCACCGACGAGGCTAATATACAGCACGTCCATGCGATGACAGAAACTGACTGGAACATCTTGCACACCGTTATAAGTAACGATATGCCACTAGGTGAGCGCATGAACCGCGCGATGCTTGAAGCTGACGGGCTTGATTGGGATTACATGATGCAGATTGGCAGTGACGATTTGATAACTGATTCGGGAGTGCTTGCCCTTTGCTCCTATGCTTTGGCGGGTTGCCCGTTCTTTGGCTTCGTACAAATTTGGTTTGTGTGTAGTGTGACAAGGGAAATGAAGCAATTCAGAACGTCCGGAACGTTCGGCGCGGGTCGAATGATAAGCCGTGGGCTGGTAGAAAAAACGCATTGCCTATGGGATCCGAGGCAAGTCAGCGGGCTTGACAATATGATGCAAGCGAATGTGTACGGGGCTTGCGAAGTCCACCCTCAAATCGTTAACACACACCGCGCTCAGGTGTTCGATATAAAAAGTGCGGTAAACATTAACGCTTTTAATAAACAAACGCGTAAATTGTACCCCCTAGATGTTACTTTATGCCCTGAGCTGAAGTATGTATTGGATTTGTAAATCAGAACCGATGAAAACAGAAAACTGGAAAGGAAGAAGTAACATTGCCATTCACCAGATGGATTGCCTAGAAGCAATGAAAGACATGGAGGATAACGCTTTTGATTTGGCTATTGTAGACCCGCCTTATGGGATTGGTGCGGATGGAACGCAAGGATTTGCAACCAAAAAAACTAAAGGATTTACATTTGATAAAAAAAAGTACACTAAAAAGAATTGGGATAATGAAATACCGACAAGTGAATATTTTTTTGAGGTGCAAAGAGTATCTAAAAATCAAATCATTTGGGGTGCTAATTACTTTATAAAGGAATTACCACATTTAAAGAACTTTATCTACTGGCATAAAAAAGGTAAAAGCAAAGATGATAAATTTAATGAGGGTGAGGTGGCTTTTGTAAGTTGTGGTAGAACAAGAATGATTGATATTTGGTGGAATGGATTTGGAACTATAAATAGTGGTGAAAAAAGGCACCACCCAACCCAGAAGCCCGTCAAACTTTACGAATGGTTATTAATGAACTACGCAAAGGAGGGTGATAAGATACTCGACACGCATTTAGGAAGTGGAAGCCATGCGATTGCTTGTTGGAATTTAAACTTTAACCTTACAGCGTATGAGTTAGACCCCGACTATTTTGAGGCTACAGCAAAGAGAATAGAGAAACACACCAGACAGATACAGATGTTTTAACCAACCCCGAACCGATGAAAATTGATTTTAAAGCTATCAACGAAAGTGCCGACCTCGTTGAATTAATAGGCCGCCACGTAAAGCTCACCAAGCGCGGGTCCATTTACAAAGGTCTATGCCCTTTCCACCAAGACGACAAACCAAGCCTCGAAGTAGTGCCTAATAAGCAGCTTTGGAATTGCCCCGCGTGCAGTGCCGGAACATCTGCTATCGATTTTGTCATGCAGTACAACAATGTTTCCAGCTTTGACGCGGCGAAGATACTAAGCGAGGGCGACGACCTTTCGCCCGATATACAGAAGCACGCGCCGAAAGTTCAAATAGCCGATTGGGAACACGTTCACACCTTGCCGGCAGACATCGCGCCGCCGTTATTTGAACACTACAAATACGGCAAGCCATCGAACATATGGCGTTACACGGACACGTTCTATACGGTGCGCTTTGACCACGACAAAGGGAAAGACGTTCTACCCTTCACACTTAACAAGCTACACGACCGCGTTGAATGGCGTTGGAAAGGATGCCCGAAGCCGCGACCGCTTTACAACCTAGACCGCTTAAAATCCGAGCCTACAAAATCGGTGATAGTTGTTGAGGGTGAGAAGACCGCCGACGCTTTACAAGAGGTTATGCCGTCTTTCATTGTCACGACATGGGTCGGCGGCGCGAATGGTGTTTCCAATTGTGATTTTGATATTTTAATTGGGCGTAAAATTATCTACTGGCCAGACCATGATTGGCAAGGACACGCGGCCATGCACCAGATATTTGATATTGTCGGAGGCGACAGCAAATGGATTGGCGCACCGAAAGCCGCCGCCCTGCATTGGGATTTCGCCGATGTTGATTGGGATGCCGTAGAAACGAAAGCGTTTATACTAGCGAACAAGAACCTTTTTAATAGCTGGACCAAACCCGAAGAGTGGGTAAAAGACGCTGATAGGGCCATGCATTTCGAGGTGAAAGGTAAGGCGGGCGCGTTGCGTTTGAATGGTGACAGGGTGAGCATCTACCCAAGGCCACCAGCACCCGTAACCAAACCAACACTACCCGCCCCAACGCCCAAACCAGAACCGAAAAAAACACACAAGCATTTCCAGCACCTCGGCTACGGTATGAACATGTCAGGCAACGCCGAGCATTTTATTTATGACCACAGGGCGAAGAAGGTACACGTGTTTTCGCCGTCGAAGATGTCGCAAAATTACTTCCTTCAAATTGCCCCGCTCAACTATTGGGAGGACCGCTACCCAAACAAGAACGGCGTTGATTGGAACGCGGCGGCGGATAGTTTTACTGATGCATCCTTTCGCCAGGGGTTGTACAATAATGACAAGATTCGCGGGCGTGGCGCATGGATGGACCAGAAGCGCATCGTGATACACGCGGGGTCGCACCTAATCGTTGATGGTAAGACGGTTAACACTGATGAGCTAGAATCGAAATTCATCTACCAAATTGATCACCCGACGGGATTCGAAGTTGGCTCGCCATTATTATCACGCGATAGCAAAAGACTAATCGACGCGCTGAAGCTGGTGTCATGGCAAAGACCTGTGAACGCTTACCTTCTGGCGGGGTGGCTTGTTCTAGCTCCCATTGGCGGGCTTCTGGATTGGAGACCACACGTATGGGTAACGGGTCCAAAGGGCGCGGGAAAAACTTGGATAAAGCGCGAGATTATTGACAGGATTTTAGGCGAGGCAATTGTAAACGCTATCGGAGAAACAACTGAGGCGGGCCTACGTCAGACGTTGAGCAGTGACGCGCTACCCGTTGTGTTCGATGAGATTGACAGCGACAGCAAAAAAGATAACGACCGGATAGAACAGATAATGACGCTGATGAGAATAGCATCAAGCGAAAGCGGGGCGAAGGTTTACAAGGGTACAACGGCGCACCAGTCGAGGTCATTTAATATACGTAGTTGCTTTTGTTTTTTGTCTATCGTTTACCAAGCGGCACGTGCTGCCGACCTTTCGCGAATTACTTTGCTTACCGTTCAGGAAGATAAGAGCGCAAAGCAGCAGGATAATTTCATTGAACTTCAGGACATCGTAGCTGATGAGTTAACCGAAACATGGGTAAAGGGCTTTCGTGCCAGAACTTTGTCTTTGCTTCCTGTGATAATTGAGAATATCAAGGTGTTTGAAAAAGCGGGGCGTGTGATATTGCAATCGAGCAGGGCACGCGATCAGGTGGCACCGTTAGCGGCGGCGGCGTGGTCATTGCACAGTGATAAGGTTATTACACAAAAGGACGCTGAGAGGTGGCTATCTGCGCATGATTGGGAGGATGAGAAGCACAGCGAGGAAGTTAGTGATGAATCTTTGTGCTTAGATAAAATTTTGCAACACCCTGTCCGCGTTGAGATTGGAGAATTTGCGAAAGTTGTTGAGCGCACAATTGGTGAGCTGATGTACAACACCACTGGCGGGCAACTGGACGAGCAGAACAGCATTGACAGGCTGGCGCGTTTTGGAATTATTATCGAGGGTAAGACGTTCACCATCAGTAACACCGCTGAGGGGGTAAAAACCGCGTTAATCAATACACCTTGGGCGAAATCCCACGCGAAAGTGTTAAGCCGCTTAGAGGGTGCTACAAAGCGCGAGCCTTGTTACTTCGGGCATGGCCACCAATCGCGTGGCGTTGTGCTGAGTATGAAAGGAATAATTTTCAATCAGTAAAAATAAATTCGCCAATCATGTAATATGTATAATAATTATTATATATTTGTGTCAACAAAGAAACAAAAACACAACACGATGAGCACACTAACCCAAAAAGAAAGAAAGCTACAAGTAGCATCTTCAAACCGCCTTGAAATCATAAACGCTATCAAAGGTGTGATTTCAGAATCAAAAACAAGAATGACTTTGAAGCAAGGTATGGCTGCTTTTCTAGGTGTTCAATGTAAAAACCCTGAAAACTTCACAATGTTTTTCGCAACAGGAATACAAAAAGTGAGACTAGTAAACGCTAAAAACTACGCACAACCACAAACAATTGACATTTTTGTAGACGAGTCAAAACTATCCGCTTCTGATTGGTTGGCTCAAAAGAACTTGCAGAATGCAATGTCTAACCTTCCATCTTCAATGAGATAACCATGAACACACTAAGAAAAGAAAGCCTATCCAAAGGGAAATGGCTAATATCAGCAGAGGTTAACGGGGTTGAGCGTTCCACAGTCACAAACAATTCAATGGCAATCGACGCTGCCTTTGGAGATTTCGAGGAAGGCTACTACACTACCCAAGAAGAATCCAGACAGGAATTGATTAACGAAATAACCCAACGCCCTTCGGGGCTTTAATTTACACCCCATGACAAATTTCGACAACACATTGCAAGACATCCAATCACAAGTAAAGAACGGTGTTAATTCTTCAGACATCAAGACAGGATTGAAGACTAAAATAATGAGCGATTTGATGATTCGTTTAGCTTTAAAATAACCCCACCCCATGAAGACAATACTAGAATGGTACGAAGAACTTAACCAGCCCTATCGGATACTGGCAATCCACAACTATGATAAACACTTTAGTTATTGCAATGAGGCAGGCAGTCTAGCCGAGGCTTTATCGGGAGGATTTAGCTGGACGGATAGCCCAGAGAGGTTTGAATATTGGAATAACCTTTACGATGAGTTGTCGAAGCCAACACCCAACCCCATGACACCACTAGAAGAAACAATACTAGCCAAGGCGCGAGAAGTAGTAATGCTTCCGCACATTGTTGGCGAATTGATGAGTAAAAACAGCACGGGAAAAGTAGAAATACCTTTTCAGATTGAAGATTGTGGCGCGCTAGAATACCCCGTCTCTGATCACGTTATTTTCGACGTTGACCAAATGAAGTTCACGCATATTAAATACTTTTTATGGTCTGAAGAAACGGGAGAAGTAGAAGAAATCACATTCGAAATTCCTGAGATGGTTGAAGAACCGCCTCAGCAACTATCACACATCGACGAACTAATCGAAAAATGGGAGTGCGAAGTTGTTTCGTACAGACAAGCCTCGCGTTCCGAACGTTTAACCGCCGAAGTGCGAAGTGAATCAGCCACATTAAGAACACTATGCTCGATATTTGTACGAGATTTAAACCAACTGAAAGGATGAAAACACCAACACCAAAAACCTACCTAAGCACTGAGCTTGCTAAGTTTGACCCGATAACCAAAGAGGTTAACGATTTTTTGAAAGACTTCACCAGCGTTGAGATTGCTGGTGTGTTCGACGACGAAGGGTATAAGGCCGCCAAGAGCGACGTTAAACTAATGAGGCAATATATTAAGCGCATCGAAGACCAACGCGTTGAAGGTAAGGCATTATTTCTTGAGGGCGGGCGTGCCGTTGATGCGAAGTCAAAAGAAGTCAAAGCAATTATTGACCCCGTTTTGCTTCGTCGCATAGACCAGATAGTAGCTATTGATGACGAGAAGGAAAAGCAACGTAAAGCAAAAGCCCTTTTAAGACATACCCGATTGACGGACGCGGGGTATGAGTACAGTAATGGAGCTTACCGGGTAGGCATTAAAATCATGCACCCCTCAGCGATTGAAACAGCCAGCGAGGAAGAGTTTAACGCGCAAGTTATAGCGGGCTCAGAGGAATCGGCACGTTTGAAATCGGAGGACGAGGCAAAGAAGGTTGAAGACGACCGACTAGCAAAGGAAAACGCGGCGTTGCGTGCTAGGTTGGCAGAGGTTGAGAAGGTCGAGGTGTTTGAACCCGCTGTGAGCAGCACAGGCGCACCAACGCGGGCAGACTTCAACCCCGCTGTACGTAGTGCTGAAACACCAACCTTTGGCGACACTCCACTACCCAAGCCACAACTATACAAGAACGGGTTTGACGCGTGCCGGACGCTTGCCATTGAGGTTGTTAAAAACACCACGTCGAAAAAAGAAATCATTCAGGAATTATTAAATTTGATAGCATGAACAACCAACTACAGAAACAAACACCGCGCGAGCTGATGAGCAGCGAGGGATTTGATCAGATGCAACGCATCTCGAAATTCCTTTCCGCTTCGGACATCATACCAAAGGAGTTCAAAGGCAACGTAGCCAACTGCATGGTGGCGTGTATGGCGGCAAGCGACATGAACAAAACGCCTTTTTTCATTATGCAAAATGCGTGCGTTATTCATGGTAAATTATCATGGAATTCAACGTACATTATCTCCGCGATAAACGTGAGCGGTATCTTCACCCCTTTGCGCTTTCGTTACAGTAAGGATAAGACCGAATGCACCGCCTACGCTACCGAGATTCAGACGGGCGAAGTTGTTGAGGGTATTACCCTAACAATGGCAATGGCAGACGCTGAAGGTTGGTCAACGAAGAGCGGATCCAAATGGAAGACCATGCCGCAATTGATGCTTCAGTACCGCGCCGCAACTTTCTTCGGGCGTGCTTATGTTCCGCACGTGTTGAACGGTATGCAGACCGCTGACGAAGCGCAGGACGTGAACGGCTACCACGATGAATCAACGAAGGTACAAGACCTCAACGATAAACTGAAGCACGAAGAGGCACCTAACAGCGATGGAATTGAAGACGCTGAAGAAATCACTGACGACGACCTAACAGATTAAAGGATTGAAAAAACTGCGTGACACTGCTCGAAAGACCAAGACCGCAAACCAAGACGGGGGAATGGAAACGCCCCCATTTTTTCACCACTAAGAAACACCCCAACGAAATGAAAGTATATCTAACAGCAGGTCACACCGTTATCAACGGCAAAGGCACTGGCGTACATTCAGGAACGCGCGACGAAGCAAAGGAAGCCGCTTACCTACGTGATGAAATAGCGTGCTACCTAGAACGTCGGAACGTCACCGTAATAAAAGACGATGTCACCACAGGCTTCGGGCGTGTGATGACATGGCTAAATAACACACTCACCAAATCAGATACGGCGATTGAGATACACTTCGACGCTTCAGGGTCGGGCGGCCCGAACGGGTGTACAGCATTCGTACCAATCAATCCAACCTCGCATGAAGAAGACCTTGGACGTAGGTTGTGTAAAGCGATTTTTGAAGCGGCACATATCAAGCCACGAGGCTCCAATAAAGGTGTGAGAGATGAGGGCTTTACCTTCCACAAGCGTCTACGCTTCCTTCATTCGCCAGCCGTTGCGACAAATGTTTTGCTCGAAGTGTGTTTTATAACGAGTGATTCGGATTGGAATAAGTATATTACGAACCGAGATAGCATTGCACTGATGCTTTCAAATAGTATCTACAACCATTTAAAAGACAGACATAATGGCAAAGCCTGATCCAATAACCCTCGAATATACAGCCGATAAGAAAGGCGGCTATACGTGTGTGTTCTTATGGGAAAACGAAGACCGCAAAACGGTGTACGATGTTAGCGCGGACATGATAGACGAGTACGAAACCAGTGGCATTGGCGTTGAAGAATTTTACTACAGTATTAACTGAGCATAGTAGCAGCCTTCTCATAGGTTGTATTTAAGGTGGAAAGGATTTAGCACCCTTTCATTTGGTTAAGTTGGAAGCCCTGTGGAAACGTTCACAGGGCTTTTTTTGTGGTAAAAGAAAAGCCCTCACTTACGCAAGGGCCTCCCGTCATACCGAAGCTAACACACCCGAAAGCGTGCCAACACCTTAAAATACTATTTGATTCTCAGTGACATTGAGAAAAATGTATCGCCTGGAATGTTTGTTCCGTTTACTGTCACCTCTATTTTTTGCCCTGCTGTCACATCGTTACCGCTAAAGTCCACAACTAATGCAGTGTCCGCAAATGGTGACGGGGTTAGTGTTTCCACTGTTGACCCGTTCACGTTTAGCTTCACCGTTGTCGTGCCCGCCGCATTTTCACATCTGATTATACATTTTCCAACTTCTACATCTACAGGAACGATGAACGCCGAGGCTAATGATGAAGATGAAGTTGGTATTGTTCCGCTACCCAGTGGCACCCAGTATTCTGTTCCCGAAGCTGTAAGCCTAGCCGCTGAGTTGAGCATGATAAGAAACCCCGCGTCTGGAAGTACAAGCGTTCGATTAGCGGCTAACCCTTCAGGACCGCGTAGCGTCGTGCCGTAGGTGTCGTCAACCGCATTACGCACAGCTATTCCCGCCTCGCCTGCTGGTCTTATTGCTGACGCTAACCTGTTAGCTAGTTGCGCTTCTTGGTTGGCGTTATCTGCCGCTATGGCATTTTCTAGTCCTACTCCTGTACTACCACCGTCTTCACCTCCTTCGTCGTCGTCCTTCCTGTCTGGCTCGAGTATTGTGATGCCTCCCGTATCGTTAACAGGGTCGAACGCTTCGATTTTGTATTCGCTTTTATTAGCGTTGTATCGCATTGAGAACATCACCCAAAGTTTGGACTGATAGAAAGCCACTTCAGTCATGTCTATTTGATCGAAATACAAAGTACCGCGCATGATGTTTGTGGTCGTCCTACGTTGCGCCATGTGCTGTTGCACTAGCTTGTTCCCTATAAATTGGCGGTCGGTTGTATCTGCCCCAACGCGCCAGTTATCTTCAGTGTACGAGCTATCTGACAAACGAAGCGAGCCACGTGTCGCCGCGTTGGAAAGGTTGTCGCCTAGAAACGCTTCGCCAAGTTCTAAAACATCCCGCGCGTTGTTGTCGTCAATAGCTTTGAAAATAACAGTGTCGCCTGAGTTGGTTTCGTTGTCACCGATACGAACATCGAAATCTTCAACCGTAATAACACCATCAGCAAACGCCGCCGCTGTTATAGCGGAAGAGGTTGTCCCTGTCATATCATAAGCTATAACATCAACCGTTACTTCAATGCCTGTGCTGTCCGTTGGCAGTCCAATAGTGTAGATACCGTGGGTTAGTGTAGCTCCATTACTATCTGTGCCTTCTACCGCGTCTATTGCTTTTGAAAACCATTCGACGCGGTTTGATTCATCTGTAGTCCAAGACTGGCCTTGGAGATATTGAAAACCGAAGGCGGTAAGGTATTCCTCACCATTAATCACTGTGATCATGCCATCGTTTACTATAGTTACTTGCCTCTTTAGATAATAGTCGCCACACTTTATTTTAGCTTGAAGTTTATAACGAAGCAACCTATCATCGCCCGTTCGTGTAGCGTCAGCTTCTTGAATCATCCTCATGCGGAAGCCAATAGTTAAAGCCTGACTTGCGGGGATAATGTACAAATCAGTTGTGACAGTTTTAGTTCCGAAATTTGATTCGTCCCAATCCTCGTTGTTAATCACAGGAACCCAGCCGCTAAATTTGTACTCAAGCGTTGTTTTATTAACTGGGTTTAGAAAAGCATATTGATACCCCGTTAAACGTCTTGCCCCTGTGGTGTTATTGATTGGGAAAAAATCACTGTCCGTTCCGTTCTGAATAAGCGTGCCATCTTTTTTGTATTCCTTCCATGACTTTGCAGCACTAGAGCCGTTATGCACTTGCCTTGATTGAAAATACCAAACACCCTTATCTTGTACCAAAGTCATTTGGAACGTTTTGCAAATGCCTTCTAAAATCTTGTATGCAGATTTATATTCGAGAACGCCGTTTTCGTTCGCGTCGTACATTTCTTCATGCACAAAACCAATTTCCGCGAAAATGTTATAAGCCACAGCACCACCCCCCGTACCAGTTAAGTAACCCATCCATCTAACCCCCCGTACATAAGGGTCGTCAGTAGCCCAAAAATGGCTTAACCTAGTTTTGTTTAGGCAATTCAGTAAGTGGCTTATGATAGTCGCCTGACCAGTGTAAGCCGTGCCGTCGTTCGTGTAGTCAATACCCTTTAAATTCCCGATGTCGTCACTGGCTACAATGTCAAAACTGTACGGAGTGTTGTCGTCAAACTCCGATAAATCAGTAAGAATAACACCGCACCAAAACAAATCATTATCACCGTCTGGATCCCGATAAATTCCAACCGTCATGCGCCCCTCATCTGCCGTTGATAGGTCGTCAATGAAATCTTCAATTACATTATCGTCAGCAGCGATAACAAGTATTGGAAACGTGCATGACGAAGCGCAGATTGGCGTAAAAAGCTCTTCCGCTTTGCCGTCGTATTCAAGTATGAACCCATCTTCGCCGTTGTGAATTTCGGTTGTTGTACCGTCGAAATCTTGGTCATGGATAGACACCCTGTAAATAATACCTTTATCATTCTGAAACTCGTAGTACAACCGTTCTGCCATCTTACCCTCTTTTTCTGTTTAAGTCTTTCGCCCCGCGCTCAGATACTAGAACCAAGTCCGACCCTTTAATCGTTGCCGTCATTACACCGCCACCGCCGCCTGTGTTCGTTTCCTGTATCATTCCTTTCAGCTTGTCAAGTGGTGTGATAACTTCAGGGTTGTTCTTAGCTCCTGAATACTCACCAACAAGCCCCAATGTTGGACCCGATACGATACCCCCATCAGCGAATGCGATTGCACCAAGCAACCCTTCAACAAGCCCGAAGCCCGCCGCTATTTTGAATGGTATTGTTGCCCCGCCTGTTGCCACAACGTCAGTTGATGGAGCCGACATTGCCGCAACTACATGCGCTTTCGCTATTCCTAGTAACGTGCGAAGCATACTCATTCCCATGTTCTTCAATGCTTGGTCTGCCGCCTGACCTCCCGATATAATCGAACCAAGCGAAGCACCCATTGCACCACCAAACGCGCCCGCTAATTGTGAGTTACGTTCAAGTTTACTTGCTACGCTATCAAGCCCCTCGTTGATCGCTGTAAACTCCTCGTCGCTTGCGCCTCCCGTCATGTTGTACTCGTCAAACTCTTCATTTGCGCCGCTACCTATAGCCTCAAATTTCCCGTCTGTCGGTGTGCTGAAATCGGGTGCCAACTTAACGCCCGAAATGCTTTGCATTGTCATTTCGAGATTGGTCATAACAGTAGCCGCTTCTTTGGCTGCCGCTATAGTTTCGGCTAGTGCTTTTTTTCTTGCCTCGCCCAGTAGTAAAGCATCTGCTGCGGCTTTTTCTGCTGCGGCTTTTGCTTTTTCTGCGGCATCTTCTGCCGCTTCACCTTCCTCTTCTGTTTCTCCTGTTATATCTTCTTTTATAATTGTTTGCTCTAAGAGTAAGGCCCTTTGGTCTTTTAATGCTCGCGCCATGTTGTTGTTAACGCGCTTTTGTAATTTATCTAGCCCCTCCTGTCCTTCGGATAGATATGATATTGCAGACCCCATCCAATTAGTGTCCGCAATATCACCGCCTGATGCGACGGTTATTAATTGAGATTCAATATCCTCAAGTTGTTTTTGAATAGCTTTTGATTTTGCCGCCTCAATTAGAGATTGCTTGTAGGAGTTAACAGCGTTGGTGAGTCCTCCCATCTTTGCCGTTTCAATATCTAAATTACTGAAATAGTCAGGTGCTATTTGTTGGAGTTTTTCTAATGCCGCAATACGTTTGTACTCGCTCGTCGCCTCATTATTCACAGCGGCTGTTAGCTTTACTATTTCTGCCATTTGACCAGCGGAAGCAGTCGAAGTGCTGTTTATGTGAGTTTGTAATTGCTTTTGAACGTCGGCAGCCTTTGAAGCGTCTTGACTCATTGAGTAAAACGCAGCCCCTAAAACAGCAACCGCCGCCGCAGCTATTACATACGGATTTTTAAGTAAGGATAAATTCATTTTTTTTATGTTCGGTATAACGTGTTTAACCATTGTTTCGCCTAGCATTTTATACCCCATAACCATTTGCGGGATAACCACTAACAGCGGCCCAGCTACAGCAAGCAACCCGCCGAAGACCATTATAGTACCCTGCGCGCCACTACTTAACCCAGTGAAGCCCTGAGCAAGCGAAGCGACGTTATCAGCTAACCCCACCATCGTAGGGGCTAGTGCCTCGCCAATAGCTATCTGTGCGCCCTCAATAGCGGACTCCATTTTTTTGAACGAACCCGTTGTGGTTTCGTCCATTATTTTCGCCATCGCTGCGGCGGCACCTTCAGAGTTTTCGAGTGCTTTCGTGAGGCCGTCAACCTTGTCTGCACCCTCACCTAAAACAAGCAAGGCCGCTTGTGCGTGTCGCCCGACTTCGTCCATTGCACCACCCATCGTGATGCCGTTTTCTGCTAGTTTTTTAATTGAACCAGCCGTATCGCCTCCCGTGGAACCTAGTTCTACAATTATACGTCGTAACGCTGTTCCCGCTTGGCTTCCATGTATACCCGCGTCAGCCAATTGCATTAACCTCGATGTCACATCTTCAGCACTCATGCCCGCGCTTTTTGCAACTGGCGCAACCATCTTCATGGACTCCTGAAACCTAGTCAAATCAAGTGCCGAACCGCTGAAGGCGGTTGCCATTACATCAGTTAGCTTGCCTGTCTCCGTTGCATCCATGCCAAACGCACGAATGGTGGAACCAGCAACCTCGGCCGCTTGTGCCAAATCGCTGTCAGTTGCTTGCGCTAAATTTAACGTGGCCTTTGTTACCTGATTGATTTCTTCAGAAGAGAACCCCAGTTTTGCATATTGAAGTTGCAAGTCCGCAACCTGTGAAGCGGTGAAACGTGTTGTTGAGCCTAAGTCCTTTGCGTTCTGTTCTAGTGCTTTAAACTCCGACCCCGTAGCACCCGATACAGCTTTGACCTTAGCCATTGACTGCTCGAAATTAGCGAAGGTCTTTATACCTGTTCCCGCTAGGTAAGCAATTGGAGCGGTGAAAGCCATTGTCATGGAACGCCCCGCCGCTTGCATATTCGAGGTCATGCCGTTCACATCGCGCTTGACCTTCGACATGGAGCGGTTCCAGTTACTCATGTCCGCGCCTACCCTTGCAACTAAATTCCCTAAACCCGCCATGTTTTATCCTTTAAATTCGCTCGATTTTACGGCTTTCTTTTTGTCACGTTTCAAAATAGCTTCACGCGTCTTTTGAAGCTCAATATTTTTGTTTTCATCGCTCAACCCTTGGAAGGAATCTTTTTCCCATGGGAATTTCTGTTTGTAGGTTTTTCCCTTTTTCATGTGTGGTGAAATCAACACGCGGACCTGATACCTTGCCACCTCATAAGCTAACGTAAAGTTAGCATCGGCGCGATCCCTTTCGCCCTGAATCATTAACAAAAGCTCTTCAGTGGTGATGGAGTAGAAAACAGCGGGCGTAAGTTTAAGAAACCCAAAGCCCGCCTTTTCAAGTGCCTGCCACGTCAACGGTGTTCCCGTCTTTACTTCGTGCTTTTTTTTTCCGCTTTTACCTCTTCCGTTACTACGGGTTGGAATTTCTCAATATCTTCCGAAGTCATTAAGTCGCCTAACTCTTCCATTGAGAAAGGCATAGGCTTCGACTCCATGAGATACCCCGCTTCAATAATAAAGAAGGAAAGTGCAAGAAGCTGTTCAACGCCATATTTGTCAGGAGTAAAAGACGTTATGCCCTCACTCTTGAATTTAGCATCGAACTTTTTTAAAGCATTCATTGAACGCCTGTACGGGTGTTGTACCCCGTTGATTTTTATATAATCCATTTTTCGGTATGGTTATGGGTTTATGTAATTACTTCTCTTGTTATCACTCCACTTGAATCAAATGAAGCTGAATAACTTACGTTATCTTCTACTCCACTAGAAATTGAAAGCGATGTCAAACGAGCCTCAAATCTTATGCGCGTATCGCCAACGTTCTCAGTTGGTGAAAACACAACAAAAATTTTGTTTCTGTTTGCCGCCCAAAGCTCGTCAACTCCGACACTGGCATCTTCAGCGTACAACGCCTCGCATGATAGTGATCCAGAGCGAAGCCCTTCAAGTTTTTCCGCGTAGCCTCCTGACTGCTTTGTCGTGGTGTCGCGTGGGTCGTGTGTGAAGTCAAATGAACACGACGTAGCGTGCGCAATTAATACTTCCGACCCTTCTGTTTCTGATACATAAACGGCCATAAGTGTGCCGTTCATTACTCCCGTTGTTTGTGCCATTTATCTTTTTTTAATGGGTTTCTTTTCTTTTGCTGTTGGCGTTACATCGGTAGGCTTTGCCTCGGTAGGCTTGTTTCTTGGATTGGGCTTTGGTGCGTCCGCTTCTGGAGTGCCATACTTTTCAATAAGTATTTCATTCGCCCACTGGCCCATTGTTCCTTTTGGCTTTGGGCGTGTTCCGTACCAACGAGCTTGTAACTTAGTCACGTCTTCGTTGTTCCAGCACTTACCTTCTGCCAGCATTTTGTTATACAGCGAAACGCGGGAGCTGATCACTTGACCGGGCTTCCATTTGCCGTACTGTTTTTTTACAATGATTATCATATCTTCTTCATTTTACGGTGTTCTTTTAACTCTTATTTTGAATCTCAACTCAACGTCGTATCTTTCTGTTTTCACGTCAAAACCCATGTCGTTGGTGTCAAGGTATTGCAAACCATCAAAAGCCACCGAGTTCAATGTTTGAGGTGTAGCCCTATCAAGGTCAGCACGTACAGCCTTTGCCAAAGATAGCAAAGTGTCAGGATTTTGAGAAAACAAAACCAAATTATAAACCTCCTCATCTATCGTTGACGCTCCTGACTTTGTATCATGGGGTTGAATG